CACGATGAGTCTGGGCTTGCTGCATTTCAAGTCCGCAGCCGAAATGATGGCTGAGGAAGAGGCGGAGCAGCATCGCAAAGACGAGGCGCGTCGCATGCAGGCGGTCGAAAGCTCGCTGGCTGGCCATATTCGCGGGGCGTTCGAGGCGGCGAAGACGGCCAAGCAGGCGATTGAGCAGCGCTTGCTGGACTGCGCACGCCGGCAGAAGGGTGAGTATGACGCCAGCAAGCTCGCAGCCATACGGGAGGAAGGCGGGAGCGAGCTCTATCCGAAGCTGACCACTACCAAATGCCGCGCCGCCGCAGCCTGGATCCGCGACATTCTCATGCCCACCAACGGCAGGCCGTGGGGGCTAGACCCGACGCCGGTCGCGGAGATTCCCCCGGATTACCTGATTGCGTTTGCGCAGCGTCTCGGTGAGCGCGCGCAGGGCCTGGACCAACAGCAGATTGAAGACCTCCTGCGTCGCGAAGTGCAGAGCAAGGCAAGGCAGATCGCCGACCGCCATGAAGAGGTAATCAATGACCAGCTGGAAGAGGGCGGCTGGAGTGAGGCGCTGGAATCGTTCATAGACGACTTCGTGACCTACCCGGCGGCGTTCATGCGAGGCCCGCTGCTGCAGCGTGTGCCGGAGTTCGCATGGAAGGAAGGCTGGCAGATGATCGAGGTAGAGGCGATCAAGCCCCAGTTCGCGCGCGTGTCGCCGTATGACCTGTACCCATCGCCGGATTCATCGGATATCGACGATGGTGCGTATCTGATCGAGCGCGAGCGCTATACCCGCGCGCACCTGAACCGTTTGCGCGGCGGGGTGCCGGGCTATAAGGACGAGGCAATCGAACAGGTGCTGCTTGAGCATGGCCGGGGCGGCCTGCGTGAGTGGCTGGCGACTGACTCAGAGCGCGCCCGCATTGAAGATCGCAGCCATGACTGGATGACCAATCAGGGCGAGACCATTGAAGGGCTGCATTACTGGGGGAGCGCCCAGGGCCTGATCCTGCTGCAGTGGGGTATGACGCCCGAGCAGGTCGATGACCCGCTGGCCGAGTACGAGATCGATGCAATTCTGATCGGGCGGCACGTCATTCGATGCGTGATCAACCGTAACCCGATGGGCTGCCGGCCTTACCACAAGGCGTCATTCCAGCTGGTGCCGGGCTCGTTCTGGGGCATTGGTATCCCGGAGCTGATGTCCGACGTGCAGGACATGTGTTGCGCAGTCGCGCGCGCTCAAGCCAACAACATGGCGTTCGCCAGCGGCCCGCAAATCGAAATCGCCATGGACCGACTCATGCCCGAGGAAAATCCGAACGAGATTTTCCCGATGAAGCGGTGGCGCACGAAGTCAGACCGCACCGGGACCGGCTCACAGCAGCCAGCCATCCGGTTCTACCAGCCAGATAGCCGCGCTGGCGAGCTGATGCAGGTCTATTCACAGTGGGAGCAGCGTGCAGACGATGCCACCAACATTCCGCGCTACTCCTACGGCAACGAGAAGGTGGGCGGGGCGGGCAATACCGCCAGCGGCCTTTCGATGCTGCTGGAAAGCGCGAACAAGGGCATCAAGGACGCCATTCGTCATATCGACCGAGGCGTCACCAGCCGGGTAATTGCTGCGCTATGGCTGTTCAACATGCGCTACAGCGAAGACATGTCGATCAAGGGTGACTGCCGCGTAGTGCCGCGCGGTGCGAGCGCCATGCTGCTGCGCGAGCAGACGCAGCAGGCCCGCCAGCAGTTCCTGGCTGCCATCGGCAACGAGACGGACATGCAGATCATTGGCGTGGAGGGTCGCGCGCGACTGCTGCGCAGCATCGCCGATCAGCTCGATATGCCCGGCCTGGTGCCGGAGGACGACGAGATCAAAAGCCGCATCGAGCAGCAGGGCCAGCAGCAGGCGCAGCAGCAAGAACAGCAGATGCAGCTGGAGGCTGGCAAAGCTCAGGCAGACGCTGCGAAGAAGCAGGCCGACGCCGGTAAGAGTCAGGCTGAAACCCAGAGAATCATGCTGGAAATCCATGCCCTGATGGGCCAACTGCAAGCACTTGGAGGAATGGGTGGAGCTATCCCAGGCGGAATACAAGGCGCTGGCCCGGCTGGAGGCCAACAACAGCCAGGACTGGCAATGCCTCAAGCAGGTGCTGCGCCAGGCTATTGAGGCCGAGCGCGATGCGTTGGAGCAATCCATCGCCCCCGAAACCCTCTACCGACTGCAAGGACGCGCCGGCGCACTTCGCGAGCTTCTGCAGGCCATGGAGCAGAGCAGAGAAATAACCAGACAGTACTCATAACAAAGCCGCCCAACGAGGCGGCTTTCTTATGGGCGACTGCTCGCCATGCCTCGGCCAGGCATGAGCGAACCCAGAAACCCGCATCGTGAACCCCAGCAAGGCGCTGGCTCACCCGTTTGGAGAAGACCGCAATGCTACCCCGCTCAGTACAAGACCAGGCGAACGCCGCTAAGGCGCTGCAGGACCAGCTGAATCAGCCGGCAACCGAAGAGCCCGAGAACCCCGCTCCCGCAGCGGCTCCCGAGCCTGAACCGCAGCCCGAGCCCGCCGAGCCTGTCGCGCAACCCGCACCAGAACCGCAACCCGAAACCCGAGACGCCACATACTGGCGCCATCGCTTCGATGTGCTGCAAGGCAAATACAATGCCGAGGTTCCCGCGCTGCGCAAGGAAATCGCCACGCTGAAGGACCAGCTTGCCGCCGCCGAAAAGCAACAGCCGGCGTCTGCGGTTCAGCGAGCCCAGGAGGCGATGTCCGATCTGACCGAAGCGGAAATCGAAGAGTACGGCCCTGACCTGGTAAACCTGATCAAGCGCGTTGCCGGCAGCGCCGCCGCACCAAGCGACAGCGGCGACCTGCAGGAGATCAAGAGCGAACTGGGCCAGCTGCGCGAAGAGAAACGACAGGACGCCGAAGCGCGCTTCTGGGCCGACCTCGAAGCGCAGGTGCCGAACTATCGCGCCGTTAACGCCGACCCTGCATTCCACCAGTGGCTTGCTGAGTTCGATCCGTTGAGCGGCCAGCCTCGCCAGCAACTGCTGGTCGGGGCTCAGCAGGCGTTCGATGCCTATCGAGTGGCTGCGGTCTTCAAATCCTTCGCCGCCGTAGCGCCGAAGGCAACGCAAGAACCCATCCCGGGCGACCTCGTCCAGCCGCGCCAGGCCCGCTCCGTCGCACCCGAACCGCAGCAGGGCAAGGTCTGGTCGCGCGCTGAAATCAGCGAGTTCTACCGGAACAAGGCGAGCTATCCAAAGGATCAGGCCGCCTCAATCGAAGCCGATATTTTTGCCGCACAGGCCCAGGGCCGCATCCGCTGATAGCGCCCTGTAACGCCGTGAGGCGTCACGCTCAGGAGTAACACAACATGGCAGGTCCAACCCGCGCCGCTGGCGTACCCGACTACAGCTCGTCCAGCTCCGCTGGCTTCATTCCGGAGATCTGGTCCGGCAAGCTGGTGGAAAAGCTCTATGCCTCCACCTGCTTTGGCGAGATTGCCAACACCGATTACGAAGGCGAGATCAAGAACAAGGGGGACACCGTTCAGATCCGCACCGTGCCTTCGATCACCATCAAGGACTATGAGATCGGTGGTGGCCTCACCTACGAGAAGCCGACCAGCGATAAGGTCGAGCTGCAGATCGACAAGGCGAAGTACTTCGCTTTCGAGGTCAACGACATCGATCGCTACCAGGCCGATATCAAGCTGATGGACGAGTTTTCGGACGACGGCGGCGAGCAGATGAAAATCGCCATCGACACCGACATCCTCGCCCGCCATTACGCCGATGCGGCTGCCGAGAACGCTGGCGCCACCGCTGGCGTCAAGTCGGCCAGCTACAACCTCGGCGCCGCCGGCGCTCCGGTCGAAATCACCAAGGCCAACGTGCTCGACGTGCTGGTGGACTGCGGCTCGGTGCTCGATGAGCAGAACGTTCCGGAAACCGGCCGCTGGGTGATTCTGCCAGCCTGGATGAGCGGCATGCTGAAGAAGTCCGATCTGAAGGACGCCTCGATCATGGGCGATGCGCAGTCGGTCTTCCGCAATGGCAAGCTGGGCACCCTGGACCGCTTCACGGTGTACATCAGCAACAACATGAGCATCGTCGACGACGCTACTGCGTCGAAGAAGGCGACCAATATCATGTTCGGCCACAAGAAGGCGCTGACCTTCGCCAGCCAGATGACGCAGATGGAGACCCTGCCCAACCCGCAGGACTTCGGCAAGCTGGTGCGCGGCCTCAACGTCTACGGCTCCAAGGTCATCGACCCGAAAGCCATGGGCCACCTGTACGCCGCTCGCGGCTAACCCAGAAGCAAAGCCGCCTCTCGGGGCGGCTTTGCTGCGTATGGAGAATCGATACATGGAACTTGCTGATCTGATTGCGGCCGTGAAGGCGGCAGCGACAAAGGATGCGCTCGAAGCGCTGGTAAAGGCAGAGCTGGCCATTGATCTGGACAAGCGCAAGGCGCTCAAGGCGCTTCGTGCCGAGGTGCTGAAGGGGCTGGGCGAGACCACAGAAGAGGGCGGTGACGACGACACCGATGGCAGCGAAGCCGCGACCGGCAGTCCGGGTGAAGGCCCGGAGAAAGTCGGCAGTGCTGCTGCGCAAGTGTCTGGGCTGCCAGCTGCGCCCGCCCCAGTGCCCGCGCTGGCCTCTCAGCCAGTCGCAGCGGTCACTCCAGCGCCGGCCCCGGTAACCCCGCCCGCCTTGGACGAAGCGCCCGAGCTGGAGATTAAGCCCGCCGCCGGTAATCGGCTGCTTCGCAACAAGACGACTGGCCGCACCTTCGTCTGGACCCCGGCGCTGGCCAAGCTGGCCGACCTGGAAGAGGTTTAGCCGATGGCGATCACCACCGTGGGCGAGATTATCCGCCGCGTGAAGCTGATCCTGCAGGAGATCACGCAGAACGGCACGCGCTGGACAAATGAAGAGCTGCTCGGCTGGCTGAACGAGAGCTATCAGGCAATCGTGGCGATCAAACCCGACGCCAGCTCGGTCAACAAGGTGGTCGATTGTGTTCTGGGATCCCGTCAGGAGATTCCTACAGACGGCCACAGACTGCTCGACGTGGTTAGGAATACGGCTGCCGGATCGAATGGCTACAGCGTGATGAAGACTAGTCGCGACGCGCTGGACGCCACCCGCCGAGGCTGGCATGGGGAAGCGCCAAGCGTCATGATCGAGCAGTTCGTGTTCGATGATCACGACCCTCGACACTTCTACGTCTACCCGCCAGCCATGGCGACCGCCAAGCTTGAGATCATCTACTCGGCGGTTCCGCAGCCGCATGCAGCTGCGCAGGCCACAGCCGCATCGACGGAAGTGATCCGCCTCGGCGACTCGTTCGCACCTGCCATCGTCGATTACATCCTGGCTCGCGCCTACAGCAAGGACGCTGAGCACGCCGCTAACCTGCAGCGCGCGCAGATGCACAGCGGCTCCTTTGTGAGCATGCTGGGCGCTGAGGCGCAGGCGGGGATTGCCTTCAGCCCAAACCGTGAGCTGCCAGGCGGCAGGGGTGCGCCGGCATGACCATCAATGACCTGGTCAACAGCCTGATCATCGAAGTGCCGGGCTGCCCGTTGCCGACCATCCGCGACCAGCTGCGCTGGGCACAGCGCGAATTGTGCAGCGAAGGTAACGCTTGGATCGTTAGCGATGGCCCCGTGGTGGTTGGCGCAAACACGCCGTTCGCGGAGGTAGACGTGTCTTCGGGTGCTGAAACCCTGCGGATCATCCGGCTTCTGCAAGATGGCCGGGCGCTCAAGCCTGGCGTTGACTACCGCCAGACCGGAAGCAATGGCGTGGAGTTTCTGCGCTCAACCCCGCAGAGCGTCACGCTGCTCGGCGCAATCGCTTGCCGTCCGGCCTATGGCAAGGACATGCCGGCGGAGCTGCTCAGTCGCTGGGCTGATGCGCTGCTCGACGGGGCCCGCTCGCGCCTGCTGGCGCTGCCGCAACCCTGGCGCGATGCGAAGTTGGCTGAGCACAGCCGGCGCAAGTTTCTCGACTACCAGGCCGAAGCGCGCGTCCTGGCGGTAGATGGCCACCAGTCCGGCAGCGTCAGGATGCAAACCAGACGCCCGATCTAACACCCGCAACAACCCTTGAATCCTGTACGTCAGCCCGGGAGGGCCACCTATGTCCGCTTTTTCTGATTACCTTGAAAACAAACTGATCGAGTCCACGCTTCGCGGCGGGTCTTACACCGGCGGGGCTGTGTACATTGCCCTGTTCACAGCCAACCCAACCGACGCAGGCACCGGTGCCGAGCTGGTCGATAGCGGTTACGTCCGTCAGCGCGCCCATGCCTCGGTTGCCTCTGACGGCTTCACCGTGCCGGCCAACGGTGCGACTAGTAACGCGCGAAACGTCATTTTTCCTGCCATCGTCGATGCGCAGAAGGTCATCACTCACTGGGGAATCTTCGACGCCCAAACTAGCGGCAACTTGCTGTATCACTCAGAAATGCTGAACCCCAAGACCATGGACCCGACCGATGTTTTGTCGTTTCCGATTGGCTCTCTGATCGTAACCTTGGCATAACGCCGTGCGCTTCGGTCAGACGTTATTCGGTGGCGCCGTTGCAGGGCTTGTCGTTGCGTCCGGTATTGCAGCGTGTACCGCCAAGGCGTCTGCCCAGTGCGAGATTATCCGCCACGGTGCAGGCGCCGCGGAGGCCGCGGCTCAAGCCAGCGGCTATGGTTTGCGCGCCGCCTCAGCGAAAGGTGCTCCCGCTGTGTGTTCGGCCTGGGCATCCGGGTCGGCGACGGCCTATTTCAACACGCTCCCATCCATAGCTGTCTGCATTGCGGGTGCTACGGGGGGGGCGCAGGTCGATTATTTCGGGTACGGCTTTGCTAATGGGTACAGCTTCGCGGCGGGACGCGCAATCCGCACGTCCAAGCTGTACCCCCGCCAAGCCAGGGCCTATGCCTATGCCGAAGCAGAGGGGAACATCTGGCAGATAGGGCATGCCACTCCGGCACGCGCTACGGCATGGGCACTTGGCACCACCTACTTCGTCGGACGTGGCGCTGCCCAGGCTGCTGCTTATGCAGTCGCAACCCCCGCCATGCAAATAGGCGGCAAGGGACGCGCTATCGCAACAAGCCAGGCACAGGGCGCCTGTGTCTATACAGCGGGCATGTCCGGTATTGCCTCCTGTACGGCTACGGCATTGGGTGATGCGGCAATCACTCGCGATGGGGTGCGTTATTTCGAGGGTAGTGGCAGGGCAGTGGTCACAGCCAGTGCATACGCAGGCACAGTTGCGATTACCCAGGCACAGACAGCACGGGCCTACGCCACTGTGGTGGGATATCCCAAGCACCAAATGGGGGGCAAGGGGCGCGCTATAGCGACGGCCGCCGGCTATGCAGACCCTGTGGTGCTGACGACTGCCGCCACGGCCGAGAAGGCAGGGGCAAGCGCCAGCGCGACGGGTCGGGCGTCCTGTCTGTACAGCGCCCATCCGCAGGCTGCGCGACTGACAGCCTCGGCTAGTGGCGCGGCTGTGGTTATACAGACCCGTGCCGAGGCAAAACCAGCCCAGGCAACTGCCACGATGGCTGGCTCGCCACTGCGTACCGCGCTGGTATCCGGCGCGGGGGCGGCCACAGCAGTGGCCAGATGTGAGCCTACCAAGACGCAGTATGCCTCTGCGCAAGCAAACGCCACGGCAAGCGCACAGATGACGCATCTGGAAATCAGTGCGCGCGGCGCACCTGCCCGAGCCGAGGCATTCGCTGAGGGGCAGGCCCGCCGACTGGCCACTGGGCACCCATCCCCTGCAACTGCTACCGCCACAGCTAGCGGCTTCAACCAAGTCAACGACCTGTCCAGAGCACCGCTGTCACGGACTGTTGTGGTCGTGGCCGAGAGCCGACTGGTCGTGATTCCCGAACAACCCCGCTTGATCACTGTGTGAGGTGGTATGGACGTTTTTCTCAAACAGCCCAATGACGTTCTGGACTACGACGTAGACCTGACGGACTGGTTCAGCAGCCTCCCCGGCGATGATATTGATTCGGTGGAAATCACCGTCAGCAGTGTGATGGAGGAGGTGCCTACCCTGGTGGTAGGGCCTGTACCCCATAGCGCCTACACCTTGCTGGGCAACAACCCACAAGCCTTCAAGCTCTGGCTTGGGGGTGGTACGCATTTCGCCGATTACATCGTGACGTGCGTCATACGTACAGAGCAGGACCGGGTGAAAGAAATCGAATTCAAAATCAAGGTGCGTGATCGATGAGCTACCAAAATTTCGTTCAGTGCCGCGTTGTCACTCCTTTCGCGGCCAGCGCCACCGACCTCGGCGTGTTCGACGCGGTGGCTCCCTACGTACTGCCGCCACTCGACGGCGGGATGCTGGTCCTGACAGACAGTCCGACCAAGCCATCCAAGGTAGAGGTGATCCGCTACGCCTACCGAACCGCACTTGGGCTCTATGGCCTGCAGCGCGGGCAGGAGGGCACCGCGGCGCAGGAATGGGCCGGCCCGGTCTATGCTTATCAGGCGCTTATGGCTGGGGATTTTCAGGCGATTATTGACGGGCTGAATGCAGCGATTGTCGCAGTGGATGGGGCCAAGCTGGACAAGACAGCTAACGCCGTCTCGGCAACCAAGCTGGCCACTGCACGAACCATTGGTGGCGTGGCATTCGATGGAACGGCGAATATCAGCCTGCCGGGCGTTAATGCAGCAGGCTCCCAAAACACATCTGGTAATGCCTCTACAGCTTCCAAGCTGGCGACGGGTCGCACTATTACCCTGACGGGCGACGTTAGCGGCTCTGTGACTTTCGATGGTTCGGCAAACGTGTCTATCGCTGCGACGGTAGCAGACGACTCACATAACCACGTCATGGACAACGTTGACGGCTTGTCGGCTGCCCTGGCTCTTAAAGCGCCCCTGGCTTCTCCAGCTTTCACTGGCAACCCTACAGCGCCCACACCTGCCGTAGCCGACAACGATACGTCGATTGCGACCACTGCCTTCGTGAAGGCTGCACTGGCTGCTCTGGTAGATTCCTCCCCCGCTGCACTCGATACGCTCAATGAGCTGGCAGCTGCACTAGGGGATGACCCGAACTTCGCCGCTACGATGGCCACGGAGCTTGGTAAGAAGCTAGATGCAACAAGCTATACCGCTGCTGATGTGCTGGCCAAGATGAAGACCGTCGACGGCGCAGGCTCCGGGCTGGATGCAGATCAGCTCGACGGACAGGATTCAGCGTTTTATCGGCGTGCGGACAACCTCAACGCCGGCACCGTTTCTGATGCGCGACTCCCGGCCCGCCTCGGCGCGGTCGCTGCAACGATCAGCGACTGGAATGCTGCAACAAGCAACGGCTGGTACATGGCTTCGGGCGCAATCAACGCGCCGGAAGCGAGCGGATGGTTCATAGGCCATGTCGAAAACCATGGTGCCGTCGGATGGTGCACGCAAACCGTGCATGCGTTCTCCGGCGACATGGAAGCGGACACGAAAACGTGGCGCCGCGATCAGAACAACGGCGCATGGGGTTCGTGGTACCGCCTGCGGCTTTCCGAAGCGGAGCAGCGGGCGATTTACCTTAACGCCAGCAACCTGAATACCGGCACTATCCCCGCAGCGCGGGTGCCAACCCTTAACCAGAACACCACTGGCAACGCAGCCTCAGCAACCAAGCTCCAGACTCCCCGAACCATCAACGGTGTTCCTTTTGATGGGTCATCTAACATCTCCATCAAAAGCAACCTGAACCAACTGAACCAATCGGGCGCCACTACCGACCAAGTTCCGGTCTGGAACGGCACGGCCTGGGTGCCGGGCGACATGGAGGGTGGTGGAGGCTCCGGCGTCAGCCTCGACGGCCCCGGTGCTATTTACGTCACACAGAACTCCCAGTTCACAGTCACTGACTTTGACGTGTTCACCGACTATGCGGTCCAGGTCAGTGCAGGCACTGTCAGTATCTCCGGTTCCACCATCAGCTACGCCGCGCCGAATGTTGCAGGGCCTGTGACGCTGACGGTATCCGCGGGGGAATACCATCGCGTCATCGAGCTGGACATTCTCCCAGACCGCCCAGCAGCGCCAGTGATCACATCACCTGTGGCGACCGGCGTCATGGATAACCCGACGATATCGACCGGCGCTTTCTCGCTGATCGGCCCGAACGCCGATACCCACTCAAAAACCGATTGGGAGATCTGGACTGGGCCGAATCGTACCGGCACCTTGAAGTGGTCCTCGCGGAATAATGTGACACATAAACTCTCAATTACGGCGACTGGCGCAGGCCTCGCAGTGTCGACTCAATACCACCTGTTTGTCCGTCACTTTGGCGCCACGTTTGGCGCGGGCGAGTGGGCAGAGCTGGCGTTTCGTACGGCTGATCAGTTCCTGCCAACGGTCATCGGCCAGGCGTTTGGTGGCGGGTTCTACGCCGGAAAAGTGCAGCAGAGTGACGGTATATACGTACTCATCGTCGCGCCCAAGGCGGCAGAGACATCGTCGGCCTGGAAAAATGCGCAAACCACAACTGCCGGCACTGCCAGCCTGAATGACGGCCTGGCCAACAGTGACGCGATGAACAACGCTAGCCACGCCGCAGCTCAATATTGTCGTGCGTATAACGGCGGCGGCCTTGATGACTGGTATCTGCCAGCGAGGGACGAGCTTGAGGTCTGCTATCGGAATCTCAAGCCGGACTCGACAGCGAACCACACAACCAGCGGCGCGAATACCAACAGCGTACCCGCTGCCGCCATCTACACCGCAGGAAGCCCCGCCCAGACATCTGCCGCAGCATTCAAGGCGGGCGGGGCTGAGGCGTTCACGGTGCCGTCGTTCTACTGGTCATCGACTGAGAACTCCGCCAACAACGCCTGGATCCAGCGCTTCAGCGATGGCACCCAGGCCCCCAACGGCAAGGCCGTTGCGTCCCTGGTGCGCCCCGTCCGCAGGGTCAAAATTTAATATTTAGTAATTTGTCCGCGCGAAGCACGCACGCTGGAGACATGTAGATGCGCTACTTGAGTTTCACCTATGTGGATGCCGTCACCGGCCGCCCGATCAGCGAAGCCGCCGCACTCAATGGCCCGACCATGCCTGCGGTTGCCGGGCTGCAGTTTGGTTTTGCGCTTGAGTCACGGTACCCCGTAGCGGTGCCGACCCTTTACGGGACGTGCGATAGCGCCGCCTCGGTTGACGTGCCTGGCGTGCTGAAAGAGCTGACCGAGGCGGAGTATTTCGCAGCGATGGAGGAAGAAGCGGACGCCCAGCTAAGAGTGGCCAGGGCTGGCGCAGCTGCTGCGAACAACGCGGCTTATGAGCAGGCTATTGCCCTGATGACCGCCGACTACCCTCCGGCTGAAGTGCAGACGTGGGAGCGTCAGCGTGCCGAGGCGCTTGCGTGGGAGGCGGATGCATCTGCCGACACGCCATGGATCGATCTGGCGGCATCTGCCCGCGGACTTGATCGAGATGAATACCTGTCTCGAACGCTGGCCAAAGTGCAGGCGTTTGCCACCGCGAGCGCATGGCTGACCGGGCGCCGACAGGGTATCGATGATTCGATTCGCGCAGCCGGTACTGCCGGCGAGGTGCGCGCTATCACCATTGACTACAGCCTGCCGGAGAGCATCGTATGACCGTCCAGCTTGCGCTCCGAAAGCGAGACACCCGCATCGCAGCCCGGTTCATCCAGTGGTGGACCGGATCGATATACAGTCATTGTGAACTGGTGATCGATGGTTGGTGCTACTCAAGCTCGGCGATGGACGGAGGGGTTCGCCGCAAGCAGATCAGCCTGGACCCTGAGAAGTGGGACGTTGTGAGCCTGCCGTGGGCTGACGATCAGCGGGCGCTCAACTACTTCACCGCAACCGATCATCATCGTTACGGCTGGGCAGGCTTGATCCTTAGCCAGCTGCTCAATCTGAATCGCACTCAGGACAAGGCGCAGTTCTGCAGCCAGTGGTGCGCGGCTGCGCTGAGCCTTCCCAGTCCCGCCAGCTACAGTCCTGCCACCCTGGGCAAGATCTGCGGCTTCGTGGGCGGACTGTCTCGCGCGGAGGCTATTGCATGAAGATCGCTCTGGCCGGATTCCGCGGCGAAATGCCCATCGTGGACGAGCGCCTGCTGCCTGATCAGAACGCGCAAGTAGCCCGCAACGTCTATCTGCGGCGCGGCACCCTGAAGCCGGAGCGCGCACCAGGCCCCATCACCGGCCTGCCGAACGTTATTGCGCCTTCCTCGCTGTATCGCTACCCGAACGGCAACAATGGTGCCGGGTTCTGGATGATCTGGGGCGGCAACAAGCGCGTGCACGCCGTGAAGTCTCCGCTGGCTGATGATGCCTGGCAGCGCGTTTACTGGACGGGAGATGGACCGCCGAAGATGGGCGGCATCGCTGAGATAACCGGCGGTTCGCAGCCTTTCCCTGCGCGCAGCTTCCGGCTTGGCGTTCCGGCTCCTGCGAATCCGCCAGTTGTCTCTGCGCCTCCTGATCGCGTGGGCGAAGAAGAGCACCCGCTGACAGCGGTGCGAACGTCCTATGTGGTGACGATGATCAGTCGCTTCGGTGAGGAAGGCCCGCCAAGCCTCGCCAGCTCGCCGATCATTCGCTGGGACATGGTGGAGGGGGCGCCGAACGGAGGCGCAGTGGTGGTGAGGCTGCCGACGATTCAGGGCGGCGCTCACGACATCATCTCCAAGCGCATCTATCGCTCGGAATCGGCCGGCGTGTTCCAGCACGTGGGCGATGTTCCTGCGGCGCAAGGCGCATTCACCGACACAGTGCTCAGCGATGGCATAGGCGCCTCGCTGCCTTCGCTGGAGTGGGATATGCCCGA